ATCCGTACAACTAATAAAGCATTGCTGTATTTAATATGTCAAAGATACAAATTTGAAAGCGAATCACAACCCCTGCCGCATAACGGCGGACATCACAGTAGGCTGTATTTAATATGTCAAAGATACAAATTTGAAAGCGAATCACAACTGAAAATTTGAATGGTAGATTGCTTAGTATCTTGCGGACTTTATCACGATCACGATTGTGTTGTTTGATACTTACTGTGTAACCTGAACCGCTACATCTTGAATAAGAACCGTCAGCGAGATATAAGCCAAAGAAGCGTAACCAATCAATAGTATTTATAACGACATCTTCGGTGGTGTGCGAATTTAGTGTTTTCCCATTATGTTTTATCTCTACTCCCGGGATAACCACTATATCGCAATCCGTGAAATCAGTCCAAATATATCCAGACCGTGGTACAGATGAAGCCGCAGTAATATTTAGCAAGCCGTATGTTTTCAGTGTTTATACGTTTTCTGTTTCGGATACGTTCTCCAAATTTTAAATTGGGTGTAAACTTTTCAACAGTATAGCACCTATGATTTGCAGATACAAACAAGTCAATGTTTTGGTTTTTGAATTGTATCATGTCCTCATCATTATCTCTCACTATAATATTTGCGATGCCGCTATATTCCATTCTTTGTGTTTGATGATTAAGTGACAGTACTTCATCTTCTGGTAGAATATCAGTATATTTTTTCCAACCGTTTCTTGTGAAGCACTCCGTTTCAGTGTCGTAACAATACGGCACATCTGCTATAATCAGCTGCGCTTTTGGCAGCCCATAGACTTTATAATTCTGGAATGAGTCGTTGTAAAGCTCTATGTCTTTCATACTTAACTTTCCTTTTTTCTGTATTTGTCGATAATTTCTTGAATCTGACCGGGTGTCGCTTTCTCCTTTTCACACAGCTCCCATTCCCGTTTCCTTTCCTCCTGCCTTTTTTTGTCTTCATAGAACCGCAATATATTCTCTCTGTCGGAATTAAATTTTATCAATGACCTTGTTACTGTACCCGGAGTAAAAGTGCCGAAAAATTGATCGTATTTGTCTTGTTTGAATCGCAGGAAGAATACCATGAACTCGGTGAGCTTAAAACCGCCATAGCCTAAGATAATTGTCCGTGCCAGTTCGATAAAATCTGCTGGTTCCATGCCATTGCGAACTTTTGAAAATTCAGCGAGTTCAAAGAGCTGTATAGATAGCCATGATTCAGCTACGCTATCTCCAAATGTCCGGGCAACTCTTGCAATACTCGGTGCATGTCCGGTGAAACAACGCTCCTCGTTTTTGCAGTATTCCGTCTGCTTGTCAGGGCTAAAAAGGCAAAGCAGATTCTCCCCCGTCTTGTAGGCTGCTAGTATCTCCTGCTGCCAGCTTGGCGGCGATGGCTTCTGCAAACTCTGCATATCGCTCCTGTTTAGTCTTTCCGGTAGCAGCTCTTCTATTTTTTTCATACTTTTTCTCGTTGTTTGCCCATGTGGCGAGCCGCTTGGAGAGCTCCCATGTGGGCTGTTTCTCGAATCTCATTTTCGTTTGGGAGGCGTTCATCTCCGACCAATAGTCGAAGAATGCCCGAAGCATTTCTTTCCCGTACTTGTCGGCATAAGGGATAAGGGAATGATAAAAGGCTTCTTT